CTTTCTGATGTCAATATCTGTCAGATCTGTGAAATATGTGTTGCTGGTTACCCAAGCAAACAGTACTAAACTCATCACCAAGTCATCGAAATAACCTTCGTCCGCCATCCAAGTTCCCATCTTTTCGATAAATGTAGAGAATTCTGAGATGGTATCCGCATCAAAAATCAGTAATTTCTTTTCTTCCATCAGGGATTTTAGTGTAAAACAACCTTGCCTTTTTACTTGCTTGGTCATTCGAACACCCATTTGGGTTGCCCTACCAAAACCTGGAGAAAGATATTGTTTATTTGTATCCTTCGATGTTGTTAAAATATTATCATATTCTAATTCTGAATGCAAAATGTCAGCGACTTGCTGACCCATGTCATTAATTTCAATCATCACATATGCATTATTAAAATCTCTCGCCACCTTATTTACAATGTTAGGATATAACATTGGTGGTATTTTATTATTGCGGTATTTAGCGACGAGTTTATATGGAACAGAGGTTGCATCAAGCACAGTGAACGCAGAATAGTCGCCGCCAATACCTCTTGCAGTATCAACACCCATAACATAAGTATGCTCTGGGATTGGATCTTCGAAGATATCTAGACCATCCTTCATGTATATAGGGTCAATAGAACTCATCGCTCCAAGAGTATGCGCATTGATCAGCGTGTTACTCGAACCAAGGAAATTACACAGAACTTCTTGGTTGAACTTGAGTTCTCCGAGCATCTTGAGTTGCTCTTCTGCCCATGCATCATCACGTCCTGGGATTTCAGTGTATGGAATGAACATAGGTTCAAACCCATTGACACCCTTTTCCGCTTCATTCCAGAATTTCCAGAAGTGGTTATACCCCAGAGGTGTAGAAGTCAATAGAATCTTTGTAGTTTGACCAGCAGAAATCGTAGGATAAACTGAAGCGAAAAACTGCTCGGCAACGGTGTTCGGAATAATCGCTGCTTCGTCGATATACAACCAGTTAACCGACTTACCGCGAATACCAGAGGCAGTCGTAGCAGCAGTAAATACCTTGGATCCGTTTTCTAATTCAACGTCACCCTTGTTCCAAGTCTTAACCCCTTGTTGCATCCAGAGAGGCAAGTTCTCGAACATACCTTGATAACGATTCATGACTTCACGAGCAGCAGAAGTCTTGTTCGCAAGAATAGCAACAGTTTTTGCATCTTGGAAAAGTGTATACCACAAGATACAAGCAGCAGATGTAATAGTCTTACCCTGCTGACGACCTTCCATGAGAATCGCTTTACGATTGTCTAGGATGTGGTGGACTTTGCGCTTCTGGCACTCATATAGTTTGAATGGAATGAGACCTTCGTCGAGCGAAACAATCATGCAATAATTTTCAATGAAGTAAATTGGATCTTCCTCGCATAATGCGAGTTCTGTCAATTGCTCCGGAGTAAAATTATGTTTGTATCCGATCGGTTTTAAATTAATATTACCGTGATACGAGGATTCCTCAACTATCATGTTCTATTACTTTTGCTTTCTCTGCTTTCAATGCCTTGAGTAAATCCTGGGTGCTACCAGAAAAGATAATGTTATTCTGCGTGTCGATTTGCTGAGTTTTCTTGTTATCATCCTGCAGAATTTTTTTCTTTTTTGCTTGTAGATCCAATAGATCCTTGGCAGTATCACCAGTTGTCTTGATCAACTGTCCGACTACTTCATAAGCGCGAGGACTGTCACTTGCGAGAGCGACATTTAACATGCCCTCTAATGCCTTTTGACTAGTACCAATCAACTCATTGAGTTTATTTCTAGCATGGTTGTAGTCATCTTCAATATCATTACCAGTAGATTCTATGACTGCTGGGACTGAAGATGTAGTTGTGGTTGCTGGAAGAACTTCCACCTCAATCACTTCAATTGTTTCCTCTGGGATCTTTGTTGTTTCTGTCCCAAAAAGATCGTCAAGATCTTGATAATTACCCTTGTTCATAGAATTCATCGAATTGCTCCACATAATCCCAATCGTCAGTCACCGCAGCAGTATCTGGATTTGTTGTTACTTGATATTTTTGTTCATACGTTGGATTTTCAATATCCGTATATGTATTCGCGATCGCAGTTCGGATAATTCCTTGCTGCTCGACTGGACCATATAGATTCAACCCAAGCGTAAAGTTTAGCGTCCAAACAATTGAACGTCTTTGCATGTAGTCACCAGCATAATCGTCTTCATAATTAATCGAATCAAGAATTATCTGAAGATCCCTCTTAATACCCATTGAAGGAATATCGGATACGGTGACACAGAAGTCAGGATTGAAGAACGGAATTATTTGCTCGATAATCTGCAATCCATCGTCTTGATTCTTCGCCATTATATACAACGAAACATCCATATCATATGGCGTACTTGTGAATTGAGTTCGCAGCGTGTTAGCTGCATCGCCCTGACCCACTGCCACGTTCTTTGTCAATAAGTTAATTTTTCTCGACGGATTATATTGCAATCCCGTTATCTCAAACCCCATTCGTGGTAGAATAATTGCTGCTGCTTGGGTTGTAGTTGACGGAACTTCTGCGATACGAGCGAGAAACTTATTTTTCGGTGAATATGCTAAAGGAACACGAACAGATTGCACGACTTCTTGATCAGAATTGTATCTCTTAACTGAGATCTGATTGAAGATTGTACCGAAAGCAATAATCGCTTTTCTGATATGTTGATGATAGAAGTGTTGTCGTAAAAACATTATGCTCTCTTTTGTACCTCACCGAATGGATTGAATGCTGTGAAGTCTAGAATACCTTCTGCTTCTACCTCGAATTCATCATTGTCTGCTTGCTTATCAGTATCTGCCGTAGCATATACCTCTAGAATAATCGAATCGTCACTATTGTTTAGGACCAAATCTCCTGACTGCATTAACAGTTGGAATCTGTATGTGTCTTGACTTGATGCGTCTGTGATAGAATCGATCTCTTCGATGCCAGTATCGATTCTTTCCGAACTGAATTCGAACACATCACACTGCAGTTTATACGTATATATCTTACCGAGTTGATAGAATGGATTCAAGAAGTCGACATACTTGATTACGAAAAATGTTTTGGTTTTTGAGAAGTAAAGTAGGTCGCCTTCTGCTGGGCGACCAGGAAGTTCCAGTGTTGCATTCTGAGCAACACCTTCTTCCCAACGTCTCTTAGCAACTACGAATGTTGCTGAAGATCTAAACTCAAACCCAAACTTAGTAAAGAGTTCGCCTTCGCCTTCAAAACCTTGGACGTTCTCGAGATACATTTCAAGTGGATATGCTTGATCAAAATACTGGAGCGCATCCTCACCAAGAATTCCATCCAGATTGTCTGATTGCCTCGGTAGATAGTAAACGTCATGTCCGTAGATCTTCAAACTTTCAATGACAAGATCTTCCACCAAACGCTGTTCGTTTGTGGTTCCAGATGTATTACCAGATTGAAAGTAGAAGTTGGTAGGCATGTCTTATCCCACCATAAAATCGACAGGCAACTCTGACTTTAATTGCATTTCGTTTTCGATTGTTGCGATTTCTTCGACTGCCTCTTCGTAGATCTCTCTGCCGTTTAGAATGACACCCCCTGGAAGTTGGATCCCACCAAACTTTTTCATGTTCTCGCCCCATTGACGTTTGATCAATGCAGTCGAATAACGTTTCAGGAACATGTCATTGTAGACTTGTGTGTATGTCGATGGATCTAGGATACGATAACATTCAACGACAATAAAATCATCAGGATTTAATACTTCTTCCCAATTCATGTCAATATACATCTTGTCCATTTTACGATTGTATTTGAACGACCGATCGCCGACCAGAAGCATATCTAGCATGGATAGATGCTGTTGAACTTGTGTGTAGTAAACCATGTCAGCAGAAAGCAAGTTATACATGTCATTTAAGCGGAACTGATAGATAAGATCGAACATGTTGTTTCGATTGTTCATACCAGAACTTGGACCATTGACTGGCAGAACGCGAATAACGCCGATTACCGAATCTGGGAGGGGAAGATAACCGTTCTGAATATCTCCTGGGGTGTAGAAATTGGTAGTCGCAATCGCTCTACTGAACCCTGACACAGTTCCAGTCACAGTTTCACCTGCTGTGAATGCACCCTTTACGTTACTTATTCTGGCAGTTGTTCCAGATAATGTATATAAGGTACAGGTTGCGCCTGAAGTGTTGCCGATCAACATTTCGTTGTTTTCGAATGAAGGAGAAGACAATCCTGAGAATTTTAGTTCTGCGGTTGTGACTTTGTGCGTCAGATAGAGTCTCTCAACACCGTCGAAGTGATACTCTTGAAAATACTGTAATGCGTCGTCGATGCGATCTTCTACCTGATCATCGTCCACATTAATTTCGATTACTGGAAATCCGAGTCTGCGGAGACAGTAATCTATTAAACCTTGTCTTGAAGAAATTGCCATATCTTGTCCTCTTTGGGACTATTTATAATGTGCCCATGTCATACACTGTAGGATCCACACCCGCGATGTCGCCTAGATCGATTGTTCCTGGAATCGTGAAGAAGTCTGGATTATACCCACCAACTTCGATAATACTACCGTCAGTTTTCTTAGAATATAATGTTCCATCCGCCAGATTAACCGCAAGTTCTCCAACTGCAATATCACCCGCAGCGGGAATTGCCCCTGTGGTTTCACTTCTTTTGAGTTGAATAACTGTTGACATATTAATTCAATAGAGTCCCTGCTGCGTCATAAATGTTAATACGAAAATATGCGCTTGAGTTGCCATCCAGTAGATCGGCATCTAGACCAGATCCAGAACCGTCGACTGTTTTTAATTTAGTAAGAACGTCTGCAGCGGTATAATCTGCTGCTGGTAGAGCATTGTCTGCCTTAGTACCTTGCGCTGCTGTAGCATAAGCAGAAGCAGCAGTAGTAGCAGCAGTTCCAAGTCCCAGAGTAGTTCTAGCAGCGGCAGCGTCGGCATCATCGATTAATGTTCCGCCGAAAGTGCTGACGTTTGCTGCTGGCAGAGCATTGTCTGCCTTAGTTCCTTGCGCCGCAGTAGCATAAGCACTAGCAGCGGTAGTTGCTGCAGTACCTAGACCGAGAGTAGTTCTGGCAGTAGCGGCATCCGCATCATCTACGAGTGTCAAACCAAACGCACTAACTGCGGAAGAATTTA